TGAGCTTGAGACTAACAGAAAATTAAGAAAACTTATCTTGGATAACCATAAATTAGACAGTAACTTTGTACTAAACGGCATTGTTAATGATAAATCTAATGGTATAGTGGTAACAACAGAAAAAGCAGGATTGCTTAAAGATAGAATAAATCCAGAAGTTGGTAAAGGTGGATTAGAAAATAGACATGGAATGTTTGGTATAATCCGTAATGGTTATATTGAAATTAGTAAAGGTGTTCAAATAAATGCTGATCAACTAGCAGCTGTAAAATCATTTGATAATTCTAACATAAGTAATTATGAAGGATATTCAATATTTTTAGTTCCAACTCCTACAGGATTGTATTTTCCAACATTTATGAAAATACCTAATGTAGCTAGAGAACAATCTGAATTTATATTAAAAGCTTGGAAAATATTTACTGGTAGAGAATCTGGAAATGAGTTTATTAAAGCAGTTTATACTGCACAAGGAAGTGTGTATGTTGAAAATTCTACACCAAATATTAATATATTAAAAGATTACATTAATCATTACATTACTAATTTAAGTAGTAAATCCCTATCTCAAATAGGAAATGGGGAAGATGCTCCAGATAATACTTCTAGAATAGATATATTTGATGATGGTAATATCAAACTTCAAGGTAAAAAGAATGGTAAATGGATGAATGTAACAATTAGAAAAGAACAAGATATTCCTTCAGATGTTTTAGATTATATGGATGGATTATTAACATCCGTAAGATTTACAGATAATAAAAATGATAATCTTGTAGGTATTAATAGTGAAGATAAATTTACACTCCTTGGTGTAAAAAATGACAAGCTTATTTCTAATAATACCACTTATAATAAGTATATTATGGATGGGGCTATGACTCATCTTGATAAAGGAATTGAATCAAATAATGCAGATAATGATTGGGTGTATTTTGCAAACCCAGTAGTTAAATTTCAGTATTCTGAGCCATCTAAAGATTTATATAAAGATGCAGGAGAAACTAAAAAACCTGAAGTTATTTTGAGTGATGTAACAGAAACACCTAAAGTAGATAAAGCAGCTGCACTTTTAGCAGCATTAAAAGCTGAAAGACTTAAAAGAGAACAAGTTGAGAATCAGAAAGATAAATGTTCTGGTAATTAATAAATAATAAACTATATAATAAATAATAATATGAGTAGTTGTCCTAATATCAGCAGTCCTGAATGGAAAGAATTAGTAAATAAAATTGGTGAAAATAATTCATGGAGAGAATTTCTTGCAAATGGATATATTCCATCTGCTGATAATTATGATATTGTTAAACCTGTGTTTGAAACAGAAAACAAAGATGTATTATATTCTATAAGAACTAAATCTTTAGAACAACTTGCTAAAGGATTAAACACTGATTTAGTTAGATCTGAACAACAGATTAAATATTCTGGATATATTAAATCTATGGTGTTGAATTTATTAGGAGATATTGCACCTGGAAAAAAATTAAAAATGTCTCCTAATGAAGCTTTTCAAAAAGCTAAAGAAACATTTTTAGAAATTAATAATGATATTGCTGTTACACTTAATTCTCATATTAGTTCTGAAGAAGATTTACAAATAATTAAAAATTCAGAATCATATGGTGAAATGTTAGATTTCTTACCTGTTTTAAAATATGTTGACACCTATGAAGATTTAGTTAAAGCTTCTAATGTTTATAAAAATGTTGTAGATGATTTTAACTCATATGTTGATTTTGTTAAAATTGATTTGGCACACAATGGTATTAAAATAACCAAAGGAAAAATAGAAAACATTGACATTAAAGAAAAAACAACAAATGAAGAAGATGAAACTAGTAATGATACTGGATCAATATCTCAAAATGAAATAGGTGAAAGATATGGTAAAGATGTTTTTGAAGTAAATCCTAGAGATTCAGCAACTCCTAGAGTTAAAGCATTAATACAAACTATTCTTACTGGTGAATATGAATTTGGAGTACCATTATATGCAAATCCTAATGATGTTTTTGCTGATATGTTAGAAATAGGATCTGATATAAACTTGGCTGGATATAAGTCTGGTAAAACAAAACTACAAGCATTTAAAAAAGAACTATCTGAAAGAGCTACATCAAGACCTTATCTTAAAAATCTTCTTGAAAAAATTATAAATTATGAAAATAATAATCAGTGGGATAATATAAATGATATACTCACTGTATCAAGTAAATCTTATGCTACTGAAACTTTATTATTATATAATTTAAAAAGAGTAGGGTCTGATGTATTTGGTATTAATAATGTTAAAATAATTTCAACTAACCGTGATACAGTAGATAGACAAATATCTAAAGAATGGTTATTTCAACATCTTCAATCTGGTTTTTATAGAACTGATAGTTTTGGTGATATATTTCCAAAACAAGAAAAAATTAATGAATTAACTAAAATTATTGAAGAAGGAAAAGATAAAGATAAAGATTCACAAATTAAAAAGTTTCAAGAATTTTTTAATGTATTAGGTATTGAATTTTCTGAGAATGAAGCAAAAAGTATTTATGAAAAATTACCTAAACTTTTAAAAAAATCAAACTTTAATCAATTTTTTGTAAAAAATAATTTATTAAATAATATAGTAGATTCTTTTCAAACACACATTAAAGAACCTTTTATAGGACAATATGGATTTGAGAATGAAAATACTTCAATGAAGAAAATTGCTAAACTTTATTATTTAGAAAATCCAGGTAAATATAAAATTACATCAACAAAAACTGCTGATGGAAAAAGTAAATACTCATATATATTTCCAACATATTTAGAACAAATTAAAAGAGAGTGGTCTAATGGTAAAACATCTTCTATTACAAATGGTGTTTTATCAAAACCTAATTCTCAAAAACAAACTTCTTTTTGGCAAAAAGTTATATCTGGAAATGCAAAATTTGATTTACAATACTTTAATGGTGTTAGAGAACAAAAAGCTGGACAAAAAGGAGATGTCAGAAAAACTTTAACTCCAAAAGAACAAATTGTAAGTATGTTTTTAAAACACCAACAAAATTTAAATGTTGGTAGTTATATAGCATTTACATTGTCTGATAAGACAACTACAATGGAGACATCAATGACAAAAGAATTTTTTGTTGATAAAGATGATGCAAATCCAGTTGGTTTTAATTCTGATTACACTATTGAAAATGGAGGTATTGTATATACAACTGCATTAAAAAGAAAAATATATAATTCATTTGTTGAACCTGAAATTTCTAGAATACTTGCATCAATTAAAAATAAAAAATCTACTAATATAGAAAACCATGAAATAGCTTCTAAATTATTTTATTTTTTTCCTAATCTTAATAGAAACAGCAACCTTATTGATTTTAGAAATGATTTGTATAGTGGTGAGTTTACTATAGAAGAACTTGCAGTAAAATATGGTGATGTTGTTTCTCAAGCTGTATTAAATGAAATGATCATGGCTTCAGAAAAACAAGTTGATGATTTAATTTCTATGAATGTAATTGCAGTTGATGATAAAAATAATTATACATTCCCTACATTTATTAATGGTTATAATGAAAATGATTATGTAAATAGATTTAGAAAAGTATCTACCACTGGTAGAAATATGGCAAGATTGATGGTTATGGATATGAAACTTAACTATCTTAATTCTCAAATTAAAACTATACAGTTTTTAAAATTTGATCCAGCACTTGCATTTAAAACGTCAATAGATGTAAAAGATAAATCTATTTCAGATATTGATGTAAATGATAGAGTTGAAATGGCAAATAGTACTTGGGATGAATTTTCAAAACGTGCTGCTGCACTTATAGCTCCAGGATCTCAAGGTAGTTGGTTTTGGAATTTACCAAATGGAGAAGAATATACTGATGCAGGTAAAGACTATCTTACAGTAACTGGAAAAGATATTAAAAAAGAAATAAAAAATACTGATGGTAGTAAATTAAATAAAAGTGAAACAACAGATGCTCAAGAATTAGTAATAATGCAAGAGCATATTGATTATTTAATGAGTGAAGGTAAAATGGATATTAATACTTGGTATTCTATTTATAAAAAAATTAAAGATGCTGGTCCAGGTGGATATTATACACTTACTTCTGAAGAACTTGGCATTGTATTTTCACCTATAAAACCTGTACATGTTAATTCTGTAGCAGTTGGTGATGTAGAAAGTGGTCTTAATAGAATTGATTATATAAAATCATCTAGATATCCTTTAATTCCTCAACATGAAGCTGGAAGTGAAAGAGATAAGCTTAGAATATGGATGGAAAAAAATAATGTAAGGTCTATTAATTTTGGTTCAGGTAAGAAAATTGGCAGACCAACTAAATCTTTAACACTATTTGATGAAAATAATAATTTTATTGAACCTACATCTGAAGACTTTGAATCATCAAAACAATTTTTAAGTAGAGATGGTTTAAGAAATCAACAAGAAATACCAGATCAAAAAGATAAAATACGTACAGTTAGTCAAATGAACCGTACACTATTTGATGGATTGCTTGGAGTTGATGATTTTCAGTTTGGAAATATGAAAGATGTTTCTGGAGCTACTGGTAAAACACTTAAAGAAGCTGTAAGATCTAGATTATTTGATATTGAAACTGCAAAACTTAAAGAAAAATTAGGTGATAATTTAAATAGAGATCATAGAAAATTATATGCACTTTTAAAAGATGTAATTGTAAATGATACTACTGGATCATATAGTGAAAATGATTTAAACTCATTAAAAATTAATCCTAAAACAAATCAATTTGAAATACCATTAGAAGGATTATGGAAACTTACTAAATTCCAAAGTCTTATTAATAGTCTTATTAATAAGAATGTAATGCTTAAAGTGGATGGATCATCATTTATTCAAGTTAGTGGTGTTGGTGCTAAATTTACATTTAGTAAAATAAGTAAAGGTGTTAAATCAGATATTATATGGCTTGATAAACATGCTAAACAATTTTCTGAAGATGGTGCTACACTTAAATACATGAGACAAGTTGATGGTAAAACAAAAGCTGCACAAGTTATTGTATCACAATATTTAAGAGATGAAGATGGCAATTTAATTAACTTAGCTAATTACATTAAAGAAGATAAATATGGTCGCAAGATTTTAGATACATCTACTTTTGATGAAAAAATGTTTCAACTTATTGGAACACGTATTCCAAATCAATCTCATCCATCAACTCTTCCTATTGAAGTGGTGGGATTTTTACCATCATATATGGAAAATTCCATGGTGGTTCCTGATGGTATAACTGGTCAAATGGGATCTGACTTTGACGTTGATAAACTTTATGCTTATTTTAGTAAATTTAAATATAATGAAAAAAGTACAACTGAAAAGCTTGGTGCAAATCAAGAAGAATATGATGAACTTGTAAATTCTGCAAAAAAGATTGCTGAAGCTGCTGGAGAAAAAGCAGATAAAAAAGGAATGTTTAAAAACTTTAATACATATTTATCTCAAGCAGTTAAAGAAAAATATGGTGATGCAGAGGTTCCTAAATTTAAAATTGAAAAACCAGCATCAATTGAACAAGTTACATATGATTTAAATTCATTAGAAGATGTAAATAAGTTTAGTGAAGATCAACTTAAACAATTATATAGAGATATACATTGGGAAGTGTTAATGAACCCAGCTGCTTTTTCTAAAATAACAAATTCTGTTGATTTACCTGAAGTCAAAAGTAAAGTAGATATTAGAAATGAACAATTAAAAAAATATAAATTAGATGAAGATGTTAAAGTAAATCTTCCACTTGATTTTACTACATCAATAAATAGATATATTGATAATAGATCTGGTAAAACTGGGGTTAGTATATTTGCAACATTAATATCTGCACAAGCAGATTTTCAAGATAAAATTATTAATTTATCTTTTGATGGTGTTCCGAATCCATTGCAAATAAAACTTTCTAAAAATGGTAAAGCAATTAACCTTGAATTTATTGGTAAGCTTGGTAAATCTAAATCATTTTTATATGAACCAGGAAAAATTGAAGAAAGAAGTATATCTGATAACTTAAACATTATGTTTACTGAATCAGTGGATAATGCTAAAAATCAATTCTTAAGAGAATTTAATTGGAGTGATAAAGCTATGTCTTCTGTAGGAGTGTTAGCAATGTTAAGTGATTCAAATGGTGATTCTGCTCCAATTGAAATAATGATGGATTTAACATCACAACCAGCTATTTTTGAATTATTTAAATTGATTGAACAAAAACAAGATTCTTTTGGACAATATGAATCTGATGCAATTTTAACATCTGCAAAAGAACTTCAAAATGGAATAATTAAAAAGATAGATAATGAAGGTTATCTTCCTGTAGGTTCAACTGCTCAATCATATTTTGAAGATAAAACAAGAAATGATGTAATAGATGCTGAATCTTTATCTGAATCATGGATTATAGGAAAAGCTGTAATGCAAAAAGCAAGTAAAGAAACATTAGAGCAAATTGCAAAAGATTTTAAATATGATTCAGTAAATGATATGATGTTGAATTATTATAATACACAATATAATTCAATTGATACATATATAAGACTAGAAGATTTAGGTAGAGAATTGATGACAATATTAGGTGCAATATATCCTTATACAAAAGGAATTGGGGCTAATGTATTTTCAACTAAACAAAGATTAAATCAACTTAACAAGCTTCAGTTTTCATCAAACTTTTCTGGTCTTGAAAATATTGCAGGTGAAATAACAAAGTTAGATAATGGAGATATACAATTAGCAGAACCTGTTGGTGAAATTGGATCTAATATTAAAAACTCTTTATTATTTGCACAAGATTTATATAAATCATTATTTCCAATAAGTTCTGGTGAAGAATTAGAATCTATTGTAGACAATATTCTTAATTTTATGGGATTAGATAAATTTAATTTATCTAAAGATAAATATGAAACATTTTATTCTACAGTTTTTGATTCAATTGTTTCTTATATGAAAACAAATTCTTCATTTGAATTATTTAAAAATTCCATTGAAGAAAGAAATAAATTAATTAATGGTGAATCATCAATTGGATATAGAGTTCTTGAACTTAAAAAAGATTCTAAATATTCTAAAAATGGATTTTTAAAAAATATAGAAGTAGAAAAAGACTATAAGAGTGATACATACACTATTTCATTTAAAGCACCTTTTGGAACTGATGTAGATGAAAAGGAAGTTAGTTTAGGATTTTATAATTTAGCATTAGATGAGAATAATGATATTAAACAACTAGCAAAAGATTTTGCTTTATATCCACATCTTACTGGTGATGCAGGATATTTAGGAAGATATATACCTGTTGGTTATTATATGAGTGATGTTGATTATAAAAAAGCAATGGCTGATTTCCAAAATATGTTTAACAAACATATAACAACTTCTGGATCAAAAGCTATATTAATTGATCAAATTGTTCAAAATTATTCTGAAGTATTTAGTAAACAATTTTCATTTACAACCACTAATGCTGTAGACGGTACTTATAATAATCCATTTAAAAAAGTATTTACTAAAATTGTTAAATCTCAAAGATTAAAAGATGTAACTACATTTACTTTTAAAATAGGAGATTTTCCTGATACTGCTAAATATAAAAGTATTATAAAATCACTTAAAATTCCATTAACAGAAAATGAATTAAAAAGTATTAAAGAATCTTCTTTAGTTAATATACCAGCAGGAATTGATTTTAAATATCCAAAATATCTTTTAATTAAAGATCAAGTTGTAAGTGATATTCCAGGTGTACGTGGTGAAGATATTTCTTATTTATATAAACGTACATCTTCTATTGTAACAGAACTTGGTGATGCAACATATGAAAGAATAGAAATATTAGGATTTAAAAACATTTCTGAATTTGATTTTAATAATCCAAATTTAGTTTCATCTATAAAAATGAATAATGTTAGTAGAGATGAGAATGAACAAGATGCTGGAAATGATATATTAAATCAATCTACGACTAAAACATCTGAACAAAAAGGTACATCTAATCCTGCTGATTATACTAATCATTCAGGTGGTGCTGCTTTATCTGATGCTGAATGGGATCAAATTGGTAGAGAATTTGGTGTATTTAAACATAAACATTATAGAGAACCATTAGAATATATTGATACAAAAGGACAACCTGCAAAAGGAAGTAAAGATGTAGATTCTAAAAAATTACAAGCAGCAGGAATTAAACCTACTTATATAGAACAAGAAGATTATGATGAAGGTGCAAAAAAAGCTACACAAGCTTTTAGAATGATGTTTGAAGATGCAGGAAATAAATCAGTAAGAAGTGCATATATCATTAGAAACTGGATGCAAGTTAAAAATGCTGATGCAATTTATGCATTGGGTACTATAAAACAACCTGGTGAAAATGCATCTGATAAAGCAGGTGAAACAAGAATAGCTGCTATTCCTATTGTTAAAGGTGGTACAGGTTATGCTGTTCAAATGGCTATCAATGAAGGCAAACCTGTTTATGTATTTGATGGTACTAAAGAAGGGTGGTATACTTATGATTATAAAGTAAAAAACTTTGTTCCAACAGAACCTCCAACACTTACTAAAAACTTTGCTGGTATTGGAAGTAGAAGCTTATCTACACAAGAAGTAATAGATAAATCTTTACAAGCAATTAGAGATGTATATGAGAAAACATTTAAATCTACACAACCATCTACTAATATTCAAAAAAGTGCAGAAGAACCAACAGAACCTGTAAAAACATATCAAGGTAAAATAGAATCATTAAAACCTAACCAAATATTTGTATTTGGTTCTAATCCACAAGGAAGACATGGAGCTGGTGCTGCTAAACAAGCTAAAGATAAGTTTGGTGCAGTGCAGTTTATAGGAAGAGGATTAAGAAATCAAACATATGCATTAGTTACAAAAAATCTTACAGCAGGATTTGTAGAAAAAGAAACAGGTATTAAATATGAAAAAGCTGGAGAAAAAAGTTTAACATCAGAACAAATTCAAACTAACATAAAAGAGCTATATGATGTTGCTTTACAAAATCCTGATAAAGAATTTGTAGTAGCATACAGTGTAGATGGTAAGAAAAATCTTAATGGTTATACAGATCAGGATATGGCTAATATGTTTAGTGCATTTCCTATTCCTGATAATATGGTGTTTGAAGAAGGATTTAGTAAACTACTTTCTATAAAAACAACAGAACCTACACAAGAGATTAAAAAAGAAGTAACACAACAAACTCAAAAAAATGATGTTATTACTGTAGGTTCACAAATAACATCAGATTATGGTCTTTATAAAGGTAGTACATATACTGTTGTAAGTATATCAACAAAAGATGTAAAACATGGTAATAAAATTTATGAAAGAGATTATATTATTTTAAAAGGAATTAATGATAAAAAAATTGCTATTTATGGTACTATAAATAATGATATATTTATTGGTTCTGAAGATTCATCTGGTAATAGATATAGCACAGCAACTACAGTTCAATTTAATTTAATAAAAGAAATAGAAGAACCAATAGAACAACCAGAAGTTAAATCAACTGTAGTAGAATATGGTGGTAAAAACTATATTATTGAAGGAACTATGGAAGATGGATATAATGTTTATTTCCAAGCTCAAGGTGAAAAAGGTAAACCTGTTTCAGATACTAATTTATTATCTAAAGTTATATTAACACATGAAGTTAATTTACATCCTGATAGAGTGGTAACTCTTACTAGTATTCAAAATCAACCTAAATATTTTGTTGATTTTGAAGGATCTATAAAATCATTACAAAAAACAAGTTTTGGAGATGTTATACAATCTAAAGATGTTATTCAAAGAGTAATGTCATTATACTATGATAAATCTCAAATTGAAACTCCAGAAATCAAACCTCAACAGCTTATAGCAACATCTGAAGAAGATATTTTTGGAGAAACTGAAGAAGAATTACCACCTGTTCAAGAAAAACCTATTAAAAAAGAAAAAAGAATAAATGTTCCTGAAGGTTCTAATCCAAATAACAATGTTATTATGGAATCAGAAGACACTATATCTTTAATGAATGATGGTCAACAAGAAGCATTTGATTTTATTAAAGGTAAAGTTGAAAATTTATTAGCTAATAAAAAAATAATTACAGAATCTGATTTAGAAAAAACAGTTGCATTCACAGATCCATTAACTCAAAAATTTAATGGATTGATTCCAATGGATATGTGGAATAATATGATTGGATTAGCTGGTAGAGGAGGTGTTGGTAAAACAACAGTAATTAAAGCAATTATTGCAGCAATAGAAGGTAAAAATAAATATGCACAACCTAGTGTAATGTATTTAACTCCTACACATACAGCAGCAACTGTTTTACAAGAATCATTAGGATTAGATAGTGAAATAGCAAATGATGGTGTAGTTAATACTATTGCTTCTCAAACTAGAAGAAATAAAATGATTGATGGTGTGTTATCTCTTTCAAATGAAATAGATTATATTAAATCAACTCAATTTAAACCTGCAATGGGTCAACCAGATATTATAATTGTTGATGAAAGTTCAATGATTGGTCAAAAAGATTTTGGAGATATTTTATTAAGAATTAAACAAGATCTTAAAAATGGATTAATTAGTAGACTGCCTATATTTATATTTATGGGTGATTATAGACAACTTGGACCTATTGGTGAACAACAATCTAAAGATGTAAATAAAGGTTTAATATCATCAACATTATTACTTGATAAATCTAAAACTAAAGAACTTATCCAAGTAATGAGATCTGATAATAAAATATTACATAAAATATATGATCAGGTTGGTAATGAAATTGTAGAAAATATAGAAAATCTAAAAAACAATAGACCAGTTAAAAAATTATCATTTGATAAATATGATAAACTTACTAATAAATCTTCAGAAAACATACTTGTAGTTAAAAATGAAGATGGAGTTATAGATGATTACACTAATTATTTAATTCAAAATAATAATCCTTATGGTATGTTTTGGGTTCATTATAATAATGTAGAACATGGAAATACAAAAAATCTTTCTAAAAAAATTAGAAATGATTATTTTAAAAAACTTGGATTAGATTTTTCATCACCAAGTTATAGATTATATGCAAACCAAGATTATATAATTTTTAACGGTAAAGTGGAAATTGCTACAAGTGAATATGAATATATTCCTTCTGATGATAAAATTAAAAAATTATTAGATAAACAAAAATACACAATTAAAAATGGTGCATATAAAATAAATAGAGGTGCTGTTAAACCTGGTGCAAGATTTAAAGTATTAGATATTGAAACTAAATCTGAAAATATAGCAAATTATGTAAGTGGTGAATTATTAAAATTTTTACCTAAAAACATGATTGTTGAAATTGAACATACAATTGTATACAATAGACAAGATAGAATTAGACATATACATAAAGTTTTAGGAATAGAAGTTGTTGGGATTAAAGATGCAAAAACAGGAGAATTTGAATATGGAAAATATAATACTAAGACAAAGTCAATGGAAGGTATTCAAATTAAAAATACAAAAACTGGTGAAGTTATTTCTACATTTGATTTAAAGTATGGAGATTATTTAAATATTTTTAAACCAGAATTAGATCAACTAAATGAATTTTATACACCTCCTTACGTGCCATCTTATATAGGATCATCACATACAGCACAAGGAAACAGTATTAAAAATGTAATTGTTGGTGATTATAATATTAAAAAGAATGCAGCATCTAATGTAAATCAAGATGATATATTTAGTTCTATGTATGTTGCACTCACAAGAACTAGTGGAAGTCTTATTATTATAAAACCAGCTGGTACAGATATAGTAAATAATCAAGAAGTATTTTTAGGAGCTATTACAGATGATAATCAAGCACAAAGAATGACTAGTGCATCTGAAATAAAAAGTGATATTGAAGAGGCTGAAAATGAAATAGAAAATGAACCTATTGATTTTATTGGAGATTTATTTAGTCAAATAATGCAATCAGATCAAAATGATTTAATTACAGATATATTTGGAAAAGATAAAAATGCTGATGCTAAAACAATATTAAATAGTTTATATAAATCTAACATATCACCTTTTTATAAACAAGTATTAGACTTAGTTGGTAAAACTGGTGGTGTAGGTAATCTAAAAATTATTGTTGATGAAACAATGACAGATCCAGGTTCATATAATAGATATGAACAAACTATAAGAATTAATCCAAAGTTGGCTTTTGAATCTGATACTGATAATATTAATGCACTATATGATGTTATAATTCATGAATTATTTCATCATGTTACAGCTAATATTATTGAAATGGATAAATCTAAATTAACTCCTGATCAACGTAAATGGGTTATTTCATTAGAAAATCTGTTCAAATCTACACAAGAAAAGATTTTAAATGATCCTGCACATTCTGATAATTTAAAAAATGCAATTGCTCAAGTAAATAAAGAAGGAGGATTCTTATCTGCAAAAGATAAATCATTCTACTATGGTTTAACTAATATACATGATTTTGTAAGTATGTTAATGTCTGATGAAAATTTTAGAGATTTTATGAATAATACATCTTATTCAGGTGAAAAAACTTTAATGGAAAGATTTATTGATATATTTGTAAATATTCTTAAAGCTTTAGGAATCTCTGTAAAAGAAGATTCAGTATTAAAAGAAGGTATTAAAAATGTAATTGGAATTGTAGAATCAAGAAATCAAAATGATGCACAAACAGATCAAACATTAAAATCAATAAAAACAAAATCATTTCTTGATGGTATAGTTGAATCAGAATTTGATAAAATAATTAACTATCTTGATATAAAAACTAAATGTAAATAATTATGGCTTGCAAATACGTATACAAAGGAGAAGAATATTCTAAAGAAGAACTTTTAGATATATTAAAAAGAGACAATGCATTAAACAATATGTCTATGATGGAGCTTAGGTCTATAACTACAAAACCTAAAACATCTGATATAATTAGCAAGTCTGTAACAGTATTGCAACAAAGAAAAAGTGATGCAATTAATATGAAAAAAACTATTAAAAATAGTAATGCATCAAAAGAAGAAAAAATTAAAGATATTTATAAGTATGATCAAATTATAGAACAAGCTAATGAAGCTATCAATAATCTTAAACTTGTAACTCCAAGTAAAAAACTTAATTTAATACTTACTACAGCTGAAAATGATATTAAAATAGTTGATGCTGCATTTAAAAGTAATAACTTAAATATACGTGATTTTCGTATTATATTAGATATTGTAGATACATGGAGTAGTATAAATAACTTATTGGGTATTGAAACAACAGAAAATGTAAGTGATGAAAAAGAAATTATACAAGATTTAGAAGGAAATAAAATAGAGATAGCTTCTCCAAAAGAAAGATTAGATAAAATAAAATCTACATATTTACAATATTCAGAAGAGTGTAGAAAAGTTGCTTTAACTCTAATAGAAAATTCTACAAAAGGTGTAAAAGTAGAAAGAATAGATTTATTACAGATTGTAGATACAAGTATACTTACAGAATATTTAAGAGAATTATCTACTGCTGGGATACCAATAACAAACAAACTTTCTTATATAATAAATGAAGTTAATTTAATTATTAATAAAGAACATAATAAAAATCATACTGAGATTGATGAAAAATTTGAACTAATTAAAAATAATTCTACTTTTAAAAGAATGGGTTGGGATTTATTTATAAAATCACAAAAAAATAAAAAAGGTGAAGAATCATTAGGTGTCGTTACAAGATATAATCAAAAATTTTGGGATGCATTTAGAGAAGTGAATAAAAATAAAACAAAAGATTTATTAAATGCTGGAGAAGATAAAGCTAAAATTAAAGCAGCATATGAAAAATTTAATAAATGGAAAGATAAATATACAGTAACTTTTAATGCATTATATTTTTTAGATAATGCTAAATATTCAGATGTACAAAGACAACGTGAAATAGATAGAATTAAAGCAATGGGTTTTAATGAATCAGAAATTAATAACATGATTGCTGAATCTAAAAGAAAATATGATAGTTATTTATGGAATAAAGATACTTATAAGTATAGAGTGGAACAAAATGCTATTAATGATCCTTCTGTAATTCCTACTGGTAAAACAATAGATGATTATGTAAAAAGCAAAGTTGAAGAATATGATGATATAAATAATCCACTAAAATATTATGATCAAAAATTCTTTGGTACACAAATATTCACTGCTTATGGTGCAACTAAATATTTATATTTAATACCTCTTAAAATAGTTGACGGTAAAAACACTGATTTTTATGATGAAAATTTTATAAAAATTAGTCAAGATCCAAAACTTCAAGAATTCTACTCTTGGTATATGAACTTTATGAAAGATCAAATTGGCTATCTTCCTGAAGAAGAAAGTGATACTTTAGGTTCAAATTTTTTACCAGTAACAGCTGATAGATTGGCTAAAGAGTATGGTTTTACAGGATTAAAAGAATCTATTAATGGTGTTGGTGATTGGTTTTTAAAAGCATTAACTTCATATAATTTTGATAATAAAATTGAAGTTAACCCTGTTACTAATAAACAAAGAATGACTATCAAAACAAGATTTCTTAAAGAAAATGTAGATGTAAAAGATAGATCAAAAAATCTTGTTGTAATTGCTAAAATGTTTAGTGATATGGCTACTATGTATAAACATAGAAGTATGGTTAAATCAGAAATTGATACTATAAATGATGTATTGCAAAGTACAAAAGGATCTTATAAGGTAAATAAAAAAACAGGTGAACGTGAAGCACAATATGAAGATGCAAAAAGAATAAAATCATTAGCTGCTTCTACAATTGCTGCTAGTTTTTATGGTATTGTTCCTGAAGATACTTTACCTGTAAGTAGTAAAAAATTTTATGATTGGAAAGAATTAGTTTCTTTTGGTGGTTGGAAATCTGAAAAAGCAGATAAAGCAAAAAAATTAGAAGATGGTATTAGAAAATTAAATGAAGAATTAGAAAATGATACATTAAGTGATGAAGACCGTGAAAAAAAAGAAAATCAAGTTTATATATTAAAAGGTGAATATATGAAACTTGGTGGTAGAAGTTTATCTACAACGTCTGTTATTGAAAGTTTAATAACTCAAACTAGACTTGGAGCATTAGCTTTAAAACCATTTGCAGCTGTAAGAAATTTATTAGTTGGAAAAATTAATAATTATAATCATGCAGCAGGAGAACGTGATTTTAACAAAAAAGAATTAGCTAAAGCTAATAGAATAATAATAGATTGTAGCAAAAATTACTTTTCAGCAGGTAAAATTGAAACAAAAAATACTAAAAAAATACTTAGAATGCTGATTGATGCAGGTATTGCAGAAGGAGAATTTGGAGCTTATATAAAAGAACTTATAGATAAGAAAACAATTATAGATAGAGTTAATGAAATTTTACCAAAAGCATATACTTTATTAGCTTCTGGTGATTATCATTTTAAAGCTGAAATGACTGTTGCTTGTGCATATCATGATAAAATTAAAACATCTACTGGTAAAGAAATATCTTTTTATGATGCTTTATTAGAAAATGGAGAATATAATGAAAAAGAATATGGAGCTTGGGATAGTGCTGCAAATGACAATTTAACATTTGATGAATATTATAATAAAAAATTATTAAAATATAAACAATTAGCTAATAAACTACACGGACTTTCTGGTAAAAACACATATATAAAAGTTAAAGATAATGCTGTAGGTAAACTTTTAATATTATTTAAATCATGGCTTCCAGAAACAGTGGGTGTAAGATTTGATCCTAAACATAAAGATGATCAATTAGGAAGATATGAAGAAGGTTATTACAGAACTTTTGGAAAAATATTATTAGAAAAAAAAGCTGGAATTTTAAAAATGATGTTGGATGCTGTTTTAAATAGACAAATTACAGGATTAACAGATGAAATGCAATTATCCAATTTTAAAAAAGCTGTATCAGAATTAAAAGTAATTGTAGCACTATACTTAGCATATATGTTATTAAAAGCTATGGCTCCAGATGATGATAGATATAAAAAAATGTATAATCTTTTAGTATTAAGACAACTTCATGATTTAAACCGTGATTTAACATATTATTCTAATATAGGTTCAGCTAGTGAATTACAAAAAGAAATATTTCCAATTGTAAGAACTATAAGAAACTGGGGAGAAACTGGTAAAGCAATAACTTATTATGGAATGCAAATTGAAAAAGAAGATGGTGAATTAGAATATGATGGAGAAAGAACAGCTTTAAAAATAACAAAAGTACTTCCAGTTTTAAGTAATATTAATCAAGTTATTTATTATCAAAAGAAATTAGATTAATATAATAAAGGGGATTTATGATTCCCCTTTATTATAAAATGTAATAAATATACCAAAGAATAAAAATCCTATTCCAATTTCATGAAATATAATTTGTTTATTGTTTAAAGTATTCATTCCTTTCATGTAACTTATTCCAATTAAAGTTCTTATATTGGAAATTATTTCTAGTTTAATTTCTGCACTCATATTTATTTTTTTTATTGTTTAAAATTTTTGTGCATAAGTGATTCTTGTACACCAACTTGATTCATATATTTAGATCCTGATTTAGCATCATAAGATTCTAATATATCTCCTTCTACTCTCTCAAACTTAATTTGACATATCTTCATATTAGGATAGACAATAATAGGTCTTGTAGCCCTCAATTCAAGCACAAGGCTACCTTCAAATCCTGTATCAATAAATCCAGCTGGACCAATAACAATATCCAATCCTAGTCTTCCTAGAGATGATTTAGCTTGTACTTGAGCACATATATTCTTTTTACATCCTATACGTTCATTACAAGCATATAAATACACTTCATTAGGAACTAATACAAATCCTTCATCTGGAATAATAAATTCTATAATCTCCTGTTTTTCTCTAGGATCTAATGGTTTTTCATATCTATATTCAAAACTTGTGGTTGCAGATGAAATACTAGATTCTTTTATATAATTAGGTAGTTCATTATAACTATTAACATTAATATATTTTTTAGGATATATTTTCATTAAAGGAGCTAATGTGAGGTCTACACTATTTGGATTTAAATGTTCTTGTTTAAATTCACTTATAATGATGTTTCCTGCTTCCATTTCTTGCAGGATTGTTTTATCTGATAATATCATATTTTTATTTTTTATTCTTCTATTAATTGTAATTGTGATTCTTCAATAAGTGCTTGAATATCAAGATCATTTAATTCTGTGCAGTTTTTAATAAGCTCTATAAGCTTTTCTAAATCATCTACACTAATTCCAAACCTGGACAATTTAAATGTTTCATAAGGAGCACAATCTTCTCCTAATGGTTTTTCATATAAGCTACATCCTTGAATTCCTTGATTAGGATGATAGTAAACGTGAGTGATATGATAAGATTCTTCTGCTTTAACCCAACTACTAGATGGAATTTCAGCAGGTTTATTTTTATCATCAATACATGTACATTTAACCATTGTCTTTAGTTATTTTAAAAGTTGCATTATGGAATATCCTTATCTGATCAGTTGTGTAATGTCTAACAATCCCTCCATCACAATGTACTACACACCATACATCATTCTCAAGCATACCTGAGTTAGTGACATATAGTGCATAGCCATCTTTGTTACCTTCAACCACTACAGGAATTGGATTATTAAATTCTAACATTGTTTCATTTCTAAAAATTCAATTAAATACTTTGCATAAGAAGTGATTAGTTCACTATCTCTGTACACAAAATAATCTTTGTTTTCTTCTACTGCTTTTTTATATGCTTGTTTAAGAGCAGGTAAGTCTTTTATTGTTATTGTTGCTTGTGGCATATTAATTATTTAATTTAATATGAAAAAGCATTTGTCTAACTTCTTTTTCAAGTTCATCAATATCACCAGAATTATCAAGAGTGTAATCAAATCTATGATATTCTAGTGCATATTCAGAAATATGCTGTTGTTCTGATGTGGATTTATCAACTACAGGACGTACAACTTTTATACAAAGCCCACCTTTTTTCTTAATGGCATCATATTCATTAGGAAATCTTAAATCACTAATAATCCAATTAGGATGAGTGTATTCTTCATCTTTATCTTTTGTTTTTTTATAATCACATAATAAAGCATTCACCCATACATCAGGATGTAATCCATTTCTCATAGCTTCAGTTCCAATCTTCTGTAATAAGTCTCTTACAGTCATTTTATTTTCAATATATTCACTGGCAGCTTTACCATTTTCAATAAGAGTGTGGTCTGTTCTTTTAGTGATATCCCATTCATTTCCTAAATATGTTTTCTTAAAGTCTTGATTCTCAAACATTTCTGAAGGAATTCCTGTAAGGATAGTTGCTATTTGTTTAAGCTTTGAAGCAAACTTTTTAATTTTCCAATCACGTTCTGCATCAATTTTTTTTATAATGTTGGCTACAGTATCTTTTCCAGATTCTATGTACCCATGTATTCCTATTATACTCATAATTCTTTGTTTAATATTTTTTCTGTAAACTCCTCAACTTTTCTTTTTTCTTCATCAGATAGCTGAACCATCATACCTAATACATTCTGTATAGAAAGTGTTTCCCAATTATTGGTAATTTCTTCTCTAATAGTGTTAGCATGTTCTGGTCCTGCCATCATAATTAAATCATCTAATATTGATTTAATTTTATTAAGTTCAAATTTAAGTAATTGTTTTGGTTTTTGTACAGGTTTTGTTTCAATAATAAATTGATCTAAATACTTGTATGCATTTGACAATAATGTCAGTACTGTTTTTATATAAAGTGTAGCACTATCCATTTTATTTTTTACTTTTTGGTGGTGGTATATGACCTTGATCAAATGGTATAGAGTTTAATTTCCAAGCATCAATGTCAATGGATTCAAAATACTTCTTTGTTTCTTCATTTTGTTCTTTCTGTTTCTTATAGAGATAATCCATATTTTCAATAGATGTAAGATGATAACCTCTACAGAATACACAAAAGTAACTTCTTTTAAGTTGTGATCTACCGTTACTTCTTTTATTTGTTTTAAATTTCTTTCTATTCAAACTATTATGACTGCTAATGCTACTTATTGTAGCATTAGCTTCAGTTTGAGTAAAAAATATAGTTTTTCCAGTGGCTGGACATTTATTTCTTTTCATTTAATAATTATTTAAAATAAAACACCTTGTACATATCCAGATTTAGAAATTTGTATTGTTACATTTTCTATTTCTTTGTATATTTTTTCAAGATAATATTGTTTGTTAATATCAAGATTCTCAAATGGAACATTTAAAAATGGTTTAATATCATTACATACTGTTTGCATCCATCTACCTGCTTCTATTTGAATTTCTCTGTTGTCATTATGAACTTTTACTATCTTAACACCTTGTTCACTAATGTAATATCTATTTATCTTTTGAAGATCTGTAGTGATATATTGACCATTTTCTATTTTTCTTTCTACAAAATTCCATCCTCCCTTAGACTTAACAGCACCACAATAATCATAAAGATTTTGATTCTGTTCTAAATAGTCTTCAGGTTTAATACCATTTACTAGATATTCATATACTGCTTTAGGTATAACAAGAAAACTTTTATTTTTGTGTAGAGCTAAATCTTTATATTCAAAGAAACCTTTACATTTAGTCTTACCATTTTTATACACTGCAATATAATTATTGACATCTCTTAGTATGAGTTTAATATATTCATCATGCTCTAAATTCAGCTTAGTCATTTCTTCCCATTCTCTACATATTTCAAAATATTTTTCTTTATAATGAGAAGGAATCATCATTTCTAAACCATCTGTATTTTGCATAATTGGAATACCTTCAGGTATACCTGTAGATAACATTTCATAAAGCTTGGATAACCACAACTGACCATTGATAGTTATCTGCATAGTGAACATTGGATCATAAAGAAAACTATTAGCATCATTGGATAAACCATAAGTACTATTAAGAATAATCTTATATACATAATTTCTAGGATCAGATTTAGGAATTAATTTTCTTTCTTCAAAAAACCACTCATACTGCTCTAAAAAATCTTTAGCTGGAAGATGTGCTGGAGTAAATCCATTCTTAATAGCTAAATTTGGATAATAACTAGTTACATCACTAGTCATAATAATCCATCCAGGTTTTGCTTCATATATTCCAGGATTGGCTGCACCATGCATACCACCTAATCCATAATCAGTCTTTACTCCCTTGTGTTCAATACTAAAATTGAGTGCATTTTTTGTTTCAACTACAGTTTTAGATTTAAAATAATCTAATACAGATTGAAATACTGGTGTTTTAAATTCAATTTGTGGAAGAATACAATCTTTAAGAACTATTTCATGTCTATTAGTTCTCATCTCTCTTAAATCTTTTTTATCCCAATTAAGTTTTTTAGTTAAGAAATAACTAAATAGTTCTTTAGATATCCTAGGTTCAGATGCACTATACAAATCCACAGCATATTCATTAGTGAGAGTTTGTCTAAGAGCTATTTGATCTTTACATAATGTCATAATCTTTTTAGTAGATAAGACATCATTAATACAATAAGTAATAATCTCATCAATCTGTTGTATAGTGGTGATAGTTTCACTATGATGAATGGGCATCTCTAATACATTCTCCCAATCCATACTATACTGTATCCATTTTAAACTGCTACTTTTTGCTGGGTTATCCCAGTGATTCATTTTAAATAAATCTATTTGCTTGATGGACATCTTCCAAGAAGGATAATCATTAAATAATAAATCATTTTGCTTGTTTATTGTCTTTTGAGCATAATCATAAAGAAGTCTTGCATTAGTTTCAGGATGATTTTTAAGAAAGACTTTCTTATGTTGTAATATATAGTGAGTTATTTGAGAGTCAAATGCAAGTCCATTATAGGATATATGCCACTCATTGTTGGCAGCATTGTGTTCTAAGAATTCTACTAATTCTTTAAAATCATTTCTTAATTCATGTACTACAAATACTTTAGTTTCATCTGTTATATAGTGAACAAACACTGCAACAAAGCAATTAGATAAAGTCTCGAAATCCATAACCCAATGAGTCCTAGTACTAGTCTGCATCTTCCAATTTTTTTAAGTGTGTCTTATTAAATTCTGTATCAGCATAATTATCTGATGTATGTTCACAACAATTGCAATGTTCAAATTCAATTTCAACTGTTGGATAATTTCTATGGTATACACAGACACAATCTACATCAGTTATTGTTGGAGATAAACACAGAGTGTATACTTTTTCTTTATCATAAGTTTTATTCATATATTTTGTTTTAAATAATTAATTGCTTTTTCTAAATTTTCTATTTTATCTTTGAAATTACCCAGAGCAAGATTACAGTTGTTACATAACAAACCTCTTACTTTACCTGTAGTATGACAATGGTCAACAGATAATAACTTTTCAAGATCTGTATCAAGAGTTGAACAAATGGCACATTTATGTTCTTGTTCTTCTAACATTTTTAAATATACATCATGAGTAATGTCAATACCATAGGTTTTATTCCATGAATACACTTTTCTTCTCAATACATGTTTATGTTTATTTTTAGTATAAGCTTTAGTTGCAATTGCTCTGCATTTATCAGGATTCTTTGCATAATATTCACTCATACTTTTATTAGAACAAATTTTACAATGTGAATGTAAACCATCTTTTCTACTTCGGTCAGTCCTAAAACATTCATTAGACTGAGCAATTTTGCATTTTGTACATGTTTTCATGACTATAAAGATAGTAATTATTTTTATAATCACAAATAATTTATCACCCAATGTGTTCTCATACTATTTGTTCAGTTAAGCTGTTTCCCCGTTATATTAAATTTAAAAGGAAAAAAAAGAGAGTGTAATATACACTCTCTTTTAAATCCTTCGTTGGTTTTTTAGGATTTTACGTCAGAAATTTCTTCTGGTTTAACATCTGATTTTATAAAAGATTCCCAATCAAACTCTTTTGAATTTGTTGCAAATAGTTTAATAAAATTCTTAATGTCATCCACATCTTCTAAATAATACTCATAGAAATTCTCCATGAGTTTTCTTTCTTGCACTTCAACTTGCATTCCACGTTCAACAGCAATGGTAGGTTTACCTTTGTCATTAAGTTTTGGAATTAATCTATAAGCTTGTTTTTTTTCTTTTCCTACAATAGCCAAGACTTTGCTTTTAGGATCATACAACACTTCATTAAACGGACAGTCATTTGAAGTGGGCATCATTTTAAATGTTGGATAAAATTGAGTGTCAGTTCCCCAACCACTCTTGTAAAGTATCATCATGTTTGTTAGTTTAAAAAGCAAATTTAACCTTAAATTGGAACTACTTCCAAATTAACAGGAGTAAATTTTAAAAATTCTTTGTTAATATCATATGGGTCACATAATTCACCCACTTGTCTAAGTGTTTCTTCAGTGACACCAAGAAGTTCTGAATAGATTTTAATGTATTCTTTAGGATTAATAAATGTATCTACATATGCAAATTCAGTAGAAGTAGATCCATAATAACGCTTTATTAACATTTTAGCATTATCAGATAGATATGAATACTTTCCTTTTAAGAAATGTTTTATATCTATTGAAAAATCACTTAAATCAAATATGCAGACTCTTTTATTATCCTTTCCATCATGTTTAGTTAAAAGACGTGGAGATAGATTAATATAATTCTCTTCATATGCTTCAAAATAAGTGGATGTAATATCACTAAATACACATATAAGTTTACAATCTTCTTGTCTTATATTATTTTCCCAAGCAATATATGTTTGTACAGAAGCAATTAAGCTAGATTTTGGTAATTCTAATAGTGGAAATAAAAACACTTTAGATTTTTGAAAGTACTTGTCATATAATGTTGTTATCATATATATAATTTAAAGAATAACTTGTTTAGTACAAAATTTATATGGTAGCTCATACTTTTTCTGAGTGTAATGATAGTTTGCTGGAACTAACACTTCACTTTGAAATCTTTCCAACCATTCTTCTTGTGTTTTAGCAGATAGTGGAAATGCATATGTCATAAAATTCTTGTCAATAACTACAAAGTTAAACTTAACTTGGTAAAGATTGTGCATTATTAATTCCATAAAATTAAAATATACTAAAATAATGTATATAGTGGCTTGCATCCAATAAGAATAATACTCAATACTATCAGGAAAATCTTTTAAATCTTTGCTGGTGGTTTTAAGATCATTGATATAAATTACTTTTTCATCATGATTAATAACTATATTATCTAATATTCCTTTAAGTCCAAATGGATATTTCTCCATCACTTTTTCTAAAGGATGTTCATTAAACACTTGAATATTATCAAATTCTGATACATTTAGTCCCATTAGTTTTGTTAACTCTGGAGAAGTTCTAATCATATCAGTGGCTCCTAAACAATATCTATATGTTTCTTGGTCTATAAGCTGTTTACCATTCTTTGATTTTAAGAATTCCCAATAGTTTATAGTTTCAGGAGTTATTATTTTGTCCAATCTTTGTTGATCAGTCTTCAAAGTTTGATGAAGATTGATGTCAGCAAGTACATCTATTATAGCATCAGAATATTCTGAAAGCATTGTTCTTCCATCTCCATTTTTAGATAGTTCTATATAATGTGCAAACACTCTATCTACAACTGTTTTATTATTACCAGTTGGTAAATTATCTGGACTAATAATAAACTGCTCATTAAATAAATTTTCACTTAACAACAAAGCATGTATCACTTTACCATTAGTAAGAGAAGGAGTGGTGGTTTCCTCTCTAATACCCATAACATATATCTGATAAAATGCTATGGGATTCCATAACAATTTACTTAAACTACTATAAGAGAATTTAAAATCTTTATTATAAAATTCATTCTCAGCAGCCGTGATTGATTCTTGCATTAAATCTTCTTCCATTAATTCCATATTTTTTGTTCTTTTAAAAATTTTCTAATTTTTTCAGCTGTTTCTTTATCTGTAGTGGTGGATTCAAGTCTTTCAACAAAATCACTATATACTTTTAAAGTATTACTGAGTATTGATATCAGACTTGCCATCTCTTGTGCTTCTTCCATTTTCTTTTTCTTTTAATTCTAAAAATAATAAATGCATATCATCTAATATATCATTAATCTTTTCTAATGATCTACCTAGATTTTCAATATTTCTAATTAATTCTGGTATATCATGTGTAATGAGCTTCTTACCCATTAATGTTTCGTGTAATTGTGCCATATTTTATAATTCTGCATCAAATGAACATTCTCCTGTTCTAATGACACATTCTTCTATTTGTTTACCTAATTTATAATCAGCATAATCACTAAGGTGTTCTCTACTGATATCATTTTCTTTGAGTATATTATCATTATATCCATCAACTTTTTCAAAGAAATCATCAATTTTTTTAAGATTATCTCCTAACTTATCTTCTATATTTTTTAATTCTGCTTGAATTTCTTCTAAGTGATCTTCTTCAGTAAAATAGTAAGGTATGTATGCTAAATCTTGTTCAGCACTTGGTGCAAATCTAGATGCAGCATCACTTGATTGTAAAGCAAACCAAAATTTACCTTCTATATCCCCCGTATAATATCTTCCCATGTTTTTTTAATTTTTAATTGTTTGTAAATTAAGCATTTATTTCTTTTAAATCTTCTAAAGTTCTTGTAGATAGTACTTCTATCAAAAGATCTTTAATATATTGTTGAGAATCATATTCATTTTCCATTAAATCCTGTACAATATCATGTATAAGTTCATTTTTTGTACTAATATCTTCTCTTAAATGTTTAAATTCTTCCCATCTTTTTTCTGGAAGATATTCAATAAGGTTTACTACAGGTAAGAATGTAATTAATTCTTCTATAGCTTCTCCATATCCAATTTTTATATCATCCATGATTTGATCATACACTGCATCTATAAGGTCTTCTTTATTTTTTATTTTTTCTTTCATTTTTTTCTAATTTAGTTTTAATTAAATGACAGTTATTTTTACAAAGAATCTGATATGCATCAACATTTTCTTGTGTAAGCCTTTGTATAAAAGGTACTATATCATCATAACATCTTAAACTACCACATTCAATTTTATGATCAATCTGCACATCAGCTCTTTTAAACCATTTATTACAATGAGCACATTGATACTCTTTTTTAATTTTTTTATTACTTGATTGAGAAGGTCTAGATGCTTGTTCTAAAGCTATTAACATAGGAGTCCAATATCTAAATGCATTTCTTAATGCAGAACGAATTTTAGAAAAATACATAGATTCTGTTAATGTACCTGAATTTCTTGTTTTAGGAGCAGCTCCTTTTCTTGTTTTAACTATTTTAGCCATAGCTACAAAGATACTCTTTCATATGATCTTTGCAACAGAGGAACTAAAGTGTATAACACTTTCTTAACACCATGTTCTTTAATACTATCACTTGGGTCTTTACTTAGTGGTAATACAAATGCATTAATGTTATAAATATTTTTATATTTTTTCATAGCTTCTATTCCAGGATCATCATTATCAAATAAAACAGAAACATTTCCGTGATATAATTCTAAATATTTAAGCATTTCTGCTTTAGGAATCATAGTGTTTTCACTATCAGGTGCTACACAATCTATTTTTAAACCTAAACTTTTAATAGATAAAATATCTTTTAAACTGCTGGTTATCAATAAGTTATGATGATTTTCTAATTGTTCAGATCCTTGTATGTAAGATTTAATTTTAAGGAATTTCTTATTTTTATTTTTGGGTTGATATATTTTATACATGTCACCATTTTCTTTAAAATATCCATAAATATAATCACCACTTATTGTTATAGATTGTATTTCAATATTTTCATCATCACACCCTTTTTCCATAGTGTAACTTTCTAATGGCTTAATATTATACTTATTCAACAAAGATGTACCTACATTATATCTCACCCAAAAATCTCTATCTAATATATTCCATTCTCTTACACTATGTGAGCAAACTTTAAACTTTGTATATTCTCTGAATTCTGATATAGTATATTCTTTATGATGATTAATGTATTTCTTATAATCATTTATCACTTTATTAACTGCATCTTTAAAAGACAATTCATAAATATAAATAACAAGATTAATAGCATCACCACTTTTACCAGTGGAAAAATCTTTAAATTTATACTTACCAATGGATTTATTAAAATAAATACACATACTAGGAACAGTATCTTTACTATTAAACATGCTTTTTATTTTCTCATCTTGTCCAATTAATTTTCTACTTAACTTACAATAATGTTCAAAAATCCACGTTTCAGGAATATCTTTATAATCAATTATTAAATTCTTTATACTAATCATAAAATAAAATAAAGACAAAAAAATAAGGGGAAGCATTACACTTCCCCTTATTCACATGTCATTAACAATTAGAACATATCAAAACTGTTAGCTGGTGCTGGTTCAAAATCAGCTAAAGATTCTGTTGCTTTTTTCTTTTCAGAAAGAATATGAATTTTCTCATCAAATGTCAATACACTATCAACATCATTAGAAAATGCATATTTCTTTCCAGATAATTTTGGAAGATATAAATCATGTGCAATGTATTTATCTTTATTAGTATACTCTTTACCAGCTATACAGAAATTTAAATAAACATTATTACAAACTACATCTTTTGCTTCTAATACAAATTCTTCAATTGTATCAGCTTCAATTTCATTGAGAGCATCAATTGTGTTTTGAGCTTTAGCTAATGTCATTAAAACTTTTAAGATGTTCTCATCACGGTTTACTTCAACACCACTAGGAAGTGTTTTTGTTTCATAAGCATATTGAGAAGTTCTCACTCTACCCACTTGACCTAAATGTCTACCTTTAGATTCATCTGATGGATCAATATAAAATCCTTCAAAATCATCAATTGGTGATGTTTCAACATTCAATACAAGATAATAACTATCAGGATTGTAACCTGGTTTTAATGAAATGTCATAAACTTTACCAATTACATTTCCTGGATTGATGGTTTTGTTCAGTTTACCTTCTGAAGTTTTCATGTTTTTTGTGCTTAATGCCATGTTTTTTAGTTTTTAATTTTTAATTTATTTTACTTCTATAATTTCTGCTATTGTGCAGTCTTCATTTCTTTTTACTTGATTCTCATTTAAAAATGTATCTGCTAATTCTTCAGCAGTGTACAATCCTAATAATAAATCTGAACCAATTCTATTAGCACCTTTTGCTAAACATCTAGCAAAAAGCATTTCCTTGGGCATTCGTGTCCAATTGTCTTTACTTGTTAAACCTTGACCTTCAGCATCTCTCCAAGTAAAAGAACAAGATTCCACTAAACCATCTCTATAAAAATCAATTGTAGTTCTTCTATCAATTGGTTTTGTTCCATCTTTTTTCAGTGATATTGTATCTGTTGTGCCATCAGCAAATACATATACACCATCTTCTTTAGTGATATATTTAACACCACCTTTTCTCAATAAAGCACCTACAGCTTTTGCACTCAAACTTAATTTTCCTTGGATGGGAATTAAATAATGAAAAGATTGAAGAGTAGGAAACCCTAATTCTTTACCCATTTGGTTAATCATAAAAGCTTGTTCTACAGTTTTAATATGAACAGGTATTTGTTTACTGTTTATTAAAGTTTGTAAATATTCTTTTACGTTTTCTATATTATTTGTTTTCTCTAGTTCCATTATTTACTTGTTTTATTAATTTGTTTAACCATTCTTTTTTTGAAACTGGTAATTTCCATTGAATTGCAGCATGATCACGAATGGTAAGCTTTGTCATCAGTGAATCTTCATCATTATCTCTATCATCTTCATCTTCCTTAAATGATAAAGGAAGTTCTGTAAATTTAGAAGTGTTTAGAGGTTCTTGAAGATTAAAGTTGAGAACAGGAGGCTTTTCTTCAGGAAACAGCAATTGTAAATCAACTCTTTCAAACTCATGTAAAGGTACGAAATATCTTGAATATTCCCCAGTAATTCCGTTCTCAATTTTACTAAAATATTCGTTAATGTAATTGATATTTCCACGGAATTTATACAAAGTTCTGTTAGGATCTTTTATAGTGTAATCTGCATTTACTATTTCTGTATAGAATACAGGAGAAATAAGTTCAGCTTTCATTAATGAAATAGTTTCCTCATCATTCCATATAAATGGACATTTTGGATAAAACAATGGATTATCTTCATTTAACATGCAAAAAGCAGGTTCATGATATGATAACATCTCTTTAACAATCTTTGTTCTGTCAGTAGTTTTTACTTTTGGTGTATCTAGACTTCTTGTATTTAATTTTGCCATTATGGTGTGAATTTTTTAATATGAACTTTATTTGTTTGTGGTGTTGGACCTTCTTGTACTTCAAAATATTTTAAATCTTGTTTAAAGAATAACATACATAATTCTCCAAATCTATTTTTTATAAGATGAAATACAATCATACCATTTTCCACTTTAATTTTTTCTGGACCATACTCTGTAATTCCCATCTTATCTGGACTATTTAAAAGTATAACAGCCAATTTTATTATCATATAGACTCTTTATTCTATATTTCTAGAGTTTCATTTAGTCATATCTCTAGTTTAGACTATATCATCACTGATATTACTATCAGGTAGGGAGCTCGTGTTAGCATTACTATCCTCAACATTACTTGGTAGGATTTGGCTATTAGTCGTTGAACCTTCAAGGGTATTACTACCCAAGCTTGGCTGCTGATTACCTTCTTCAAGGCTTCCCAGACAATTCACCCTATTTTAAGCGGACTGCTTTTATTTAAAAATTATTTTGTATAACATGCTTTCATGTATGTAAGGAAGAATAATATCATTAAAATTACTTATGTCTTTTGCTGGAATAATAATAATCCATTGATTATTAGATTGATGTCTAATATAAGTAGATAAACCATAAGTATAGTTTAATAAATTAGAAAGTTTTTCTACTTCATTTTTATTAAAACCATTAGTACTTAATATATAACTACTAGAAGTTTTAAAACCATCATCTTGAAACCATATAGCAAGTATTAAAGGAGTAAATATTAGTTTATTAAACGGAATAATTTTTTTTCCATTAACATACCATAAATCTCTATGTTTATTAAACGCAGAATTTTGACTAGTTTCTACAATATATTGAGTATATAAAGGATTTTTAAATCTAATATCTGTTATATCTTGTTTTCTTATGTAAGAAAGAACATGATTATTAATTATATTTCTTTTATACATTATATACTCCTCTTGTTTATAACCATGTTTTAAAACTAAAGAAGAATTTCTATTTTTTCTTCTTTCTGGTCCAGAAGTATGTTTAATATAATCTTTTATATATCCATCTCCTAACATAGATCCTGTAATTATTTCATCTAATTCTTTACTAATATGTAACTCTGGTTTTTTCTTTTCAGAATATTTTTTTAAACTTCCTATTATTGATTTATCTTTTTTAAGTTTTGATAATCTGATAGCTCTATCAATAGTAGCTTTAGAACAATTATACTTAATTGCTAATTCTTTATTAGTTAGTTTATAAAAATTTTCATCTTTAGATAATTTTAATGATATTTCTTCTTGTTTTTTCATATTTATAATAGTTTTATATTACAAATATAACATAAAAGATGTTATTACACAACTTTTTTTTTACTCTTCTATCCGCATTCTGCATCAAAGCATCAGCAGCAAATAAATCATTAGAGGTGGGATAATTTGCTATATTACCATTCACTCTTCTAGTATGATCCTCAATAGATCTATTCATTTGTGATAATACTATGTACATGCTATCAGGTATCTTTTTCTTTAAATAAACCATTTCACTTGAAAGATTATAAAGTGCTTCCATTTGATTTAGTTCATCTGCACCTTTTTTAACTAATACAGAATGGTCAATAGTGATAATAATTGGCTTTTGAACTATACTATAAAACTTTAAAACTTCTTTTGTAAAGTCTTTTGCATTTAATGCATCAGTGACATAGTATATTTCATCAGATTTTTTATCAGTGTGAAAATTTTCAATCTCTTGTAAATCACTATTAGTTAATTTATCAGTGGGATGTGCACTAAAAATCTTTTTTATATCCATGTTAAGTGGCTTAGTAAGCTCTCTAGCACCAATCACTCTATCTCCCATCTCAAATTGAAAATTAAGCACTGCAAAATCCTGTCCAGGATTATTCATATGAGCTTGATTAGTAATCTGAGATACAACACTTGTTTTACCCGTCCCAGGTCTACCTCCAATAACATATATGCTTCCCCACTCTAGTCCATCCATTAGCACATTGTTTAATTTGGGCCATGGAGTTCTAATTGACTTAATAAGTCCTATCCTTCTCTTCTTAATGTAATTAAGTGTCTCATGTCTTATTTCAGACACATGTCTCCATTTTTTAACTGGAACATCTTGTTGTTTTGTATTCATATATAATTATTTGCTAATATATCTGATACATATTTACATCTGAATCTAAGGGTTGTTCACCATTTTCAACTCTTTCATAATATTCCAAAATAGGATAGGTGTTAATTCCACCTCTTTGAACCATTATAAAATTGGATGCTTTATATATGTATTTGTCATCTCTATCTTCAGAAAAATAAAGTTGTGTTGCTTTTATTAAGATTTTCCAGTCAATTCCTGGGTTTTCCATAAATAATTTAGCAAACTTTGTTTTTATTTCTGCTGGAGATGATCTCTTTGTTGTGGGAAAATGATTTCTAAATTCACTCATATACACTAAAAAATCAGCTCCCATTAAATCTTCAGCAGCAGTGGATTTAGTTTTTCTAAATATACCACCAAGATTATCTATAGCTTTTTCAGCTTTATCTGTAATTGTATTATCTTTATTTAAAAAGCCAGATGCTTGTAATAATCCTATATCTTGTGCAGGATTATATATAAGTGAACTTTTTATATTGTTTTTACAACAATACAGAAGATAATGTTGATTCGGTGTCAACTGATTCTTCAAAAGCAAAGTGTAGTAATTTATCTCCATTATCCATGTGTTTATTTATATTTTGTAATATGATTTCATAATTATTTAAAAATAATTCATCATATGAGATTAATTCTTTAAATCTTTTTAAGGAATTTATCACTGTTGTATGATCTCTATTATCTAAATATCTACCTATATCTGTAAGTTTATAACCCATAGAATAAGCTATATGACAAAAAATATGCCTGATATCTGCTAATGGTCTAAATCTAGACTGATTTTTTACAGATTTAATTTTATGTCTTTTAGTTAATTCTTCAGGAATAAACTGATTAATAATTGATTCTAATTCTTCTAATTTCAATATTTTATTATTATTTCTATGTTCTCTATTTGTATGCACTACAGGTACATATCCCACTTTTTCATAAAATGTTTGCTGAAAAGCTACTATTAACTTTTCAGACATCATATTTCTATAATTTTCTTTAGTCATAATTTTTGTTTGTTGTTTTTATTTTGTATATTAATAGTGTAATATTTATTTATACATCTACGCAAATTTATTGAAATATGGCATCAATTCCTCAAAATGCACTATTAACCACGGTTAAAAGTTGGTTATTCCCAACAGTATTAAGTATTTTAGCTTTAATGTTGTATGATGACATCAAGGAAATCAAAACAGATGTTAAGCAGTTGTTAGCACAATCAGCAGCTGATCATGTAGAAATTATGAATTTAAAAGAAGAAACAAACACCTTACATAATAAAGTGTTTGCTTTTAATACTTTCTCAATCATTCAAAAACCAAATAATAAAGAAAAGTCTCCTTATATTCCAGATACTTGCGTTAACACTCTTATAACATTAGTTGATGATAAAAAATATTTCAAAAAATCTAACTCATGAAAAAAAACTTAATCAAAAGTTGGAAAACAACCCTAATAGGATCTATAATCATTATAGCTTCTATTATTTCTGTATTTAAAATACCATCAATAAATTGGGCAGATGCTTCAATTCCATTAACAATTGGTATAACATTACTATTCAGTCCTGACACTGTATTGAACAAAATTTCATCTGTATTTACAAAAAAAGCATAATATGTCTACTTCCCTCAAACTCACACTATTCTACATGTTATTAATTATAACATTAATTTGTTTTTCTTCATGTAACTCTGTTAATAGAGTGTTAACCAACTCTAAGAAGTTTGAAATAGTTGCAAAAGAAGTTGTTAAACGTGGTTATTGTATTAATGACACCGTGATAATAGATTCTTCAAGAATAGATACATTGTATAAGCAAAACTATATTGTAGATACATTCACCATACAAAATAATTTTAACATAGACACTGTATTCAATTCAGGTGCGGTGGTTTCTGTAAAAAATGGAATTGTATCTGTTAAATGTCCTTCATCTAAAGAAATTGTAAAAACTGTAACTAAAACACAATACATCCGTGATTTAAAACTAGAGTCTATTCTTAAACAAGAAAGCACTAGTAAATCTGACACCATCAGTAACTTATTATTAACAATTAAGGATAAAGAATTAACCATAAGAGATAAAAACATATCAATAGCTAAAGCTAAAACTAAACTGATGATGTTATTAGTGATTATTGGTTTATCTATATGTGTTTATGTATATTTTAAGTTTAAATTAATATAATGCAAGACAAAATTACAATTGAACGTATTAAATCATTACATCCAAAGCTTAGAGATGAAGCTTTAGAAATTTACAATCAAATATGCATTAGTCTAACAGGTAAAGCTATTTGTAGATTTTCATTCACTCTTAGAACATTTGAAGAACAATCTGGTCTGTATGCTCAAGGTAGAACAAAACCAGGTAAGATTGTTACACAAGCCAAAGCTGGGTTATCATATCACAACTATGGATTGGCTGTTGATGTAGTACTTCTTGTAGATAAAGATAAAGATGGCAATTATGAAACTGCATCTTGGGATAGAGTTATAGATTTTGATGGTGATGGTAAATCAGATTTTCAAGAAATTGTCACACTATTCAAGCAATATGGCTGGGAATGGGGTGGTGATTGGAATTTCAAAGATTATCCTCATTTCCAAAAAACATTTGGAAAATCTGTAAGAGATCTTCTTGCACTACACAACTCTAAAAAAATTGATAAACAAGGATATGTCATCCTATAAAACTATAAAACTATGTCATCAGTACCTAAATTAGGAAATAATAGATATTTAGCCACATCCAAAGGTGTAAACAGAATGTTAAATCAGCTTAATGGTATATTAGCTGCTGATAACATCACTGTACAAAATGTACCTGCAACAAGTCAAACTATATCATTAGCAGCTGGTAATTTTATAAATATTACAATGCCTACTTATAGTAGTGGAACTGTAACAACATATACTTTTACAGATAAAAATCCTGGAATTTATTATTTATTATTTTTAATTCCAAATGCTTTTAATAGTGAGCCTACATTAACTGGAATTAAAAAAGGAAATACATCAGGAAATACATCATGGAGTGCTGGATTAAATTATAAAAATCTAATAACTATTGTTTGTGACGGTACTAATATGTATGACATATCAAGAACTTTAAATTTAGCATAACACCATGGCAAAAGTAACAAAATCAGCATCTTCTACTAAAATAAGTTTTGGTAAACGTAAAGGAGGAAAAGCTACAAAATCTTCTGGTCCAAAAGACAAAAGTGTTTCTGCATACAGATCACAAGGAAGATAAATTACATAATAGGATATCCATCTAATCCAATGTTATAAACATGATCTCCAGTGAATTGGATTAGTTGTTTATTTTCTACATATTGCTTTCTACATTCAGTAGAAAAATGTCTAAAATTAGATCCTGCTACACCAAGAAAAAATGCATTACCAGAATAAGCATTTAAATGATCATCAGCATCAGTTATAACAATAGCATTTACTCCTTGTTCAGCTATATGATTAACAACCCTATTCAATGATGTACCACCACTAGTATTTATTGTTAATAAATCATTTAACTCTGTATTTCTCTTTTTAATATTAGTATTAAAAGTATAAACTTCATTAATAACATCCATTCTTTTAAGTTTAATTAATACAGCTTTAGCAAATGTCAATCTATCCATATTAGTATCTTTAATATCAGCACTAGATCCCATAGAACCTGCATTTATATTCAGCATAATTCGTTAATTTATGCTCGGAAAATATAATTATTATATTTCACAGCTTACACTTTCATGTAAGATTAGACTATATCATCATCCTTTTAAAAAGGAGTAGAGCTTTTCCATTCACTTGAATGTACTGGGTGATAAACCCATAGTCGTTGAACCTTCTACAGATGTATCTGTAGCTTGGCTGCTGATTGCCCATTGTAACATATTTGTCTCTTTTACTATACTTAAGTCATTACTGCTTAAGGGAGTGTACAAATCTTTAGGGGTTTCCAGTCAATTAACTCTAATTTTAGTATATATTACTATATACAAGTCCCGAGTTGAGACATCAACGTAAACATTAATTTTACCTGATTTTCTAACATCTTTAACTTGAATATCTTCTAATGAAAATTTTCTAAATTTTGGATGTAAAAATTCAAAATCAAGTATCCCATCAATATTAGGACTATTTAAAAATTCATCAAATATTGGTTCTTCTTTAGCATTAAAATATGAAAAACTTTTATCTAAAATCTTTTTAAGATGAGATTTAAGTTTATCACCATTTATATCTATTTCAGATAATTTTTGTTGCATTTCTTTTAAATAACCATCAGAAAGTTTATCTAATGTACCTGTTCTATGTGGGTTGTTTGCTAATTCTTCCCATAAATCATCCATATCTTCTTTAGACATTGTTTCATCAAGATTATTAGAAGTTTGTTTAGCTGTATCCATAGCTTCTTGATATAACTTTTGAGCTGCATTATCAGGTTTATTTAAAAACTTTTCCATAAGTTTATCTAAAGCAGACTGTGGACTATCTTGTTGTTGATCACCATCACCTTTACCAGATCCTGATTGTTCACCTGATTTATCTCCATTTGGTTTACCAGCATCATCTTTACTATCATCTCCTTTACTATCACCCCCATCAGATTTTTGTTGTTTACCATTATTTTTAGAATCACCACTATCACCATCTTGATTGCTTTGTGCACTTTCCTGTTGAATTTTATTCATCATCTCTTGATATTCTTGAGGATCTTCTTCTTTCATAATAGCAAACATACTTAAATAGTATTGCACCATATTTCTTGCAAAAACCATACTTTTTATGTGAGATTCTCTAGTGATAACTTTAGTGACAGGATCATTAGCTCTATCAATCATTTTATATCTATATTTATTGTTTTCACTTCTATTTTCAAATTGAAGTTTTCCATTTTCACAATAATATTGATTAAACACATCTCTAGATACTTCTTTAGGAAAATCCTCATAAATCTTCTCCATTTCTAAATGCAATTTAGTTGCATCATAATGTTCTAATTTTTTACTAGCACGTTTAGCATTTATTTTATCTTGTGTTTTTCTAAATAACGGAGTATTTTTAAAAGAATTTTCATGTACAAAACTACTAATAGATGAATCTAATGCTCTTACATCTAAATAATGAAGATGTGGTTGCACTAATTCTTTCTTTTTGAAATAAGATATATTAGAGAATGTTTTTGTAACAACACTTGATTGATTATCAATTTTACCCAATTTAACTCTTTCAAATAGAGTTGACATATTTTTATATACTTTTGCCATAATTTTTAAGGTTTAAATAAATAAGAGTGTATCAAAAAGAATAATCTCTCTGATACACCCCATTTATTAGTTATTATTTATTAGAAAGGAGATTCTTCAAATGCAATAGATGTTGCTTCTTCTTCTTTTTCTATCATCTTTAACACTGCATCTTCAGTATCAGAGGATGGATTATGACAAGGATGAGAATCTAATACATAAGATAGAGTAGTTTCTATTTCATCCACTTCAAGTTGATTAATCTTACCTTGTGCTGCATATCCAGAAATTAAACTTTCAATTTCTGTTAAGGCTTGGTTAAGAGAAGATTCATTATTATAACTTTGTAATTGCTCAATTCTATTAAGAACATTCTTAATTTCTTGAGTGTACAATCTATCTTGAAGAGAAGATGCTGCTGCATTATTAATCATAATAGATGCCACTTTAACTAAAGCTTTATCTATACTGATATTCCAAATAAAACTTACAGCTCTAGCCAATGTAGGTACAAAAGTTAAAGTTCTATCTGAAAGATGAGTGTAACCCACTTCTAAGAATTTCTCAAGTTTACTAGCTGGAATAACTAAACTATCCATTTCTGTTTTATTAGGAACTCCTAATTCAATTTTTTCAGAATAGTTTTTACAACCTCCTGAATAATATTTAGATAGCTCACCTGCACTAACTCTAGATACATTCATTTTCAGAATAAATCTATCCCAGAATGGACTATTAACTTCATCTTTAGGAATTTCATTACAAGTGGCTACAAATAATTTCCATTTACAAGGAATTTTATATTTACCATTAAATAAAAATTTCTCATTCATAACACCCAACATTGAGTTACGGATATTACTACTAGCTTTATCCACCTCATTAACTACAACTATATCTGCTTGACTAACAGGAGCTACAATTTCATATTTATTTTCTGTAAATAATTTTTCTAAGTCGGGCCATTTTTGTTATCCTAAGAGTTCTTTATCTCTTAGTTCTGCATCTTTTTATAAGATTATACATGCAGATCAGACTATATCATCAATTATAAATTAATTTATAATTGTCCTGAGCTCGTGGTACTTTACCATCTTCACCATTATGTGGTCAGATTCCATGTACTAGTCGTTGAACCTTCACTACATTTCTGTAGAGCTTGGCTGCTGATTATCCATCTCTGGGTTTTCCAGCAATTCACAGGATTTAAAGGGGACTTCCCGAACTTTTATATTTAAACATATTTCTACTTCACCACCATTACATAATGATACAATTTGTTTATTAAAATATTTAACTAAAGAATTAGAGTCAGTAAAGGTTGTTCCATCTGCTAAAGTAATAATTTTTTTACCATCAATAGCATTTAACTTACCTTTAAAAGAAAGCGGTGTTATCTTAATTGGATCATCTACAAGTTTCCATTGTAGTCCATAAGCTGACATTCTTTCTTTTCTTATACATTTACCTATTTGTTGTGCTCCGCAAGAATTATTTTTACCTAATTCTTTTAAAGCTAAACTCATAGAATTAAAAGTTTTTACATAATTACCGTCTAAATCATAGCATTCTACTGGTTTGCTCTCATGATTATTTAAACCTGTTTTTTGTAAAAGTTTTTGACTATTTGACATTTTTAGTCTTACTTTCTCATCAAAATAATATTCATTAAATATGTTAACCAAATTATAAGCAGGTTTTTCTTTTTCTATAAGATCATATTCAACTTTTCTTACATTTTTAGAATCTTCATAACTTACTATTAAAACTTGAAAATTATTTTCTCCATATTTATTATAACTATTTTGTAGTCTACTATTTCCATGAATATTTTTTCTAAGTTTATGATAATGTTGACAAATTCTATGATATAGATTAACTGATGAGCCTATATAATAATCTTCTGTAATTGTGTTTATAATTTTATAAACACCTGATTTTTTAATGTTTTCTGTAGAAATAATGTTTTTCATATTTTATATTGTAGTTTTTTAAACCCTACTATATAATATACAACTTTTTTTTGTTAATCCCCTTAATTTCTGATGATTTAGTACCTTCATCAGTTTCTAGAATATAAAGCTTATTCATAAAATCTTGGTTAGTAACTGCACTACCACTTTTTTGTAACCATGCTTTAGAATATTCTATAACAGTTTTTGTCTTACCTGTACCAGGTTTTCCCACTAATAACAGAGGTAGTTGTGTAGCTTCTGCTAATGCTAACATTCTAAATACTTCATCTTTATTGATAAGAGAACTATCAATAATTCTTGTTTCTGCAACTTTTGATTTTGTAATTTTTTTTGGTTTATTAATAGCCATTTTATTTATTTTTGTTATTTTATTACTTTGTACTAATTCAAAACTTTCTTCACCTATCATACCACCAAAACTACCATCTTTGGTGTTAGTTTGTATTGTTATATTATCTATTTTGTATCCAGGTTTATTAGCATACACACCTTGTTCAGTTATAGTTACAACTTCATGTAAAGTTTCTGGAGAACATCCTAATCCTGAATATATAATTTTAACTTGATCACCTATATTAAACTTATAAGTCATCCTTATTTTTTATATTTTGCTTTAAGATTTATTGTAAAATCTTTTAATTCATCAATAGCTTCTGAAGGTACAGATGCAACAAATGAAACACATTTAGATGTGTACAATTGTTTTCTTCCTGATCCTACTTTTCTTGCTTTTTTTACTTTTATTGGTGGTGTAGAAACTACATCATTTTCAAGTTCTAAAACTACATTTTGAATTATTTGGTCAAATGTTACTAATTCCATTTTATTTTATTTTAAAGATTAAAGAATGTTTCTGTTTCAGTTTTTAATGTTGCTGCTGGTATAATTTCTTCTGTTGTTTGTGATTTAAGAATAATAGGAGTTTTGTCTACATCATAATCACTACCACTTACATCATCTATAATATTAAATATTTTAATATTAGGTTGTACATTTACCAACTTAGGATGTTTTTGTATAATTTTAATATGAAATTCTGTTGCTTCATATTTTTCTTGAATATTTCCATATCCAACATCTTCTTTCTTAAACCATGTTAATCCATTGTCAAGATCTTCTAACAAAGCTGATAGTTTTAAATCAATTTTTTGTGTTGCCATTTTGTTTTTGTTTACCATTTTATTTTTTCTGTTAATAATTCATTTATTTTGTTAAAGCAATCATTATTGTTCCACATTCTTTCATTTGCATAAGCAGCAGATGCAGGATGAGATGCTTTAACTATGCAATGTTTTTCTGTATCAATTAAATCTTCAAATTCTTGTGCTCTTTTACCTAAGAGTAAGAAAACTAATTTTTCTTTTCTTGTATTTAATACATCTATGACATATGTAATAAAATCATTCCATATTTCATAGTGAGATGCTGGTTTATCAATCTCACATGTTAATGATGTGTTAAGAAGTAATATACCTTGTTCAGTCCAATGTTTAAGACTAGGATTTAATTCTTCTTTTTCATCTCTTAAATACACAGTTCTATTAACTGCTTTTAATATATATCTCAAACTTGGTTGCACTTTACCTGGAAGTTCACAACAAAATGCCACTCCATTAGCTACACCCAACTGACTATAAGGATCTTGACCTAACACTACCACTTTTACATCATCAAACTTACAATCTTGAAATGCTTTAAATACTGTTTTTAGTGGTGGAGTAAATCTCCTATCATCTGTTTTTAACAACCATAGTTTTTCAATAATATTTGTAAACTCTTGGCTGTGTAAAAATGCTCTGAGTTGTGAGGACCAACCAGATTCATTTAATAATTCTATAAATTTTAATTTAATTTCTTCAATATTTGGTATTGTAGTATTCATTCTATATTTTTGTATAAAAATAATTAATATGTCAGAAACAACCTCAAAGTTAGATAGTCAGGATATGATGCCCTATCTTAAAAAAGAAGCAATTGTAAATGTTAAATTGGGTACAGGATTTGTACAACAACTTGGTGCTATTATCCCAATCTTAATTGAGGGTAAAACTCAAGAAGATGTATCTAAAATTGAACAACTAATCAAAGACAAGCAACCTTTAGAACCTTGGATGGGAGCTATTGCCACTATTCAAGTCTTAATCAGAACTGTATTTGAAGAAGCTGATAAAGAAGGATTGGTGGATTATAGACCAATGGAAGATATGTTATCTGAAATGGTTACAGAATCATCTCCTGTTACATCACAGGAAAGTTCACCTTTAGACCAATCATCTGAAGTGTCTGAATAACCATATTTAATTCTTCTTTAGAGCAATCTCCAAAAGATTTACAAATCAACTTAGAATCATCAGGGCTGGTATAACACATACCAGCCTCTTCTTTTGTATATAGTTTCATTTCATCAAATGTATATCCTGTATGATTAGCTAAATCTCTAATTATAGCATGAATTTTTGCCATTTGTGCCAAGTTACCATCATTTGTTTGCACTTCCGAATAGAAATCAATAATACTCCCTTCAGGTATCTCTTTGACAAAATCTTCATACAGCTTTTTTTCAGCATCTTTATAGTGGGTGAGTTTACCATTTTTTTTTATTAATTTTCCATAAAAGCTATTATTACTCATAATCTAATTTTAAAAAGTACTACCTGTAGTTTGAAATGTTTCTAAAACATATCTTCCAGCATTTTCAGGAATAAATTTAATTTTATTTATCACATCTTCTATTGTGCTTTTTACATCTACACTTTCACCTTCTCCATCTGAACCCATTAATAAACCATTCCCAAATAGAATTTGTGGAAAATTATTAAAATAAAAAGCTCCTTTATATTCTGATACAAATAATCCTTCATCATCAACATACAAACTATCCATATTATCTAATATAGAAGGACATGTAAATGTTGTACAATCTAATTCTTTATATATACTTTCAAGACTCCCGTCTATTTCCACAAGACTAAGTTCTTGTTTTATTGGATCAATTTTTATAGCTTGCATAATTCTTTAATTTTAGATTTAATAAGATGGAGCATAAATAAAAAACAACCTTTATAAATCAACAATTTACAAAAATTTAAATTTAAATATTCAGCTTCATAATCATTATTTACGTGAAGAAGATAAGATTTTTCAAGATGATAGTCATAGTGATTTTTGTGATTTGAAAATTCAATTACAGATGCATTAAATTTACTTCTAAAATAAAAATATCTACCTAGAAAATACCCTTCAGCTTGAATTTGATATTTTTTGTGCGGTTTTGATAGCCATTTAATCATTTTGTATGTTTATTGTGTTTGTTATGTTGTTCAGTATTCTTTGAAATTAATAAATATACAGTTATACTTGTAACTATTACTATTGTTATAATTATTATCATTAGTATTCCCAGTTTATTTCATAAATTAAATTTCTATCATATGGTTTTTCAGTGATATATACATCAATTCTATTTACATAATGTAATCCATTTGCTAAAAACAAATCTCCACTATCACCTTCTAATAATGTCCATACTCTATCTTCTAATAAAGCTTTTTCTAAAACTTTTTTTTCATCATCATTTACAACTTTTGGATGGAAATCTTTATATGATTCTCCATCCATAATAGGGATAAACTCTTCATCCCATTCTTCACTATTTATTGTTATCATAATTTACCAACTTGAACCATAAATATATTCACTATTTGTATGATTTTTTATTATTTCTTCTAAAGTTTTAATAGTATCATCAATATTTTTAAAATAATATTCATCATACTGGTCAGAACCAAAAAAGAATCCGTATCCTACTGGTAATAATTCAGAAGCTTTAGAATGATCTGCACTAACTTCTCTAAGAGTATTTAGAAGAGTTTGTAAATCATTTATATCTACATAAGCATCTCTACAATCATCTATACCTTTTTGACAATTATCTACAAACCATTTATGTAATGCATTAAACTTCCTCCAATAAGCAATTTCTTCTATAATATAAATTATATTTTCTTTGTCTATAGTTTTAACTTCTTCACCATTTTTTGTTATGGTAATTTCATATCTTTCTTCAGGACTAATAAAATCCCAATTCTTAACATAATTCTTTTTATATAAATTACTATCTAAACCCATTTTTTAATTTTTTAAATGTATAATTTTTGATTGATCATAATCTTTTAGTGCACTCTTTACCCAAAATTCATCTACAGTATTTTCATAACATAAAATGTGTATAGTGGCTGTTTCTTTAGGATTTAATCTTAATAACCTACCTCTAAGTTATTTATATATTTGTCCAACAAAAGTACTTAATGTTAGACTCTTACATTTCTGTAAGGATTGGACTATATCTTTATTTGCATAATATAATTTATAATTATTAACTTTTATACTTGTTTTAAGCATTTTATTAATAAAAGATTTTGAAAAAGGAAGAATTGTAAAAGATTCAGCTACTGATTCACAAATATTAATAATAATATCATTATGTGTTATAATAATAGGTTTACTATTTTTACATTGTAAACCTCTTTTTCCTTTCATAATGTTATTTTCAAGTTGTCTTTTACTTAAAGCTTTTTTTTGAGCTTCAGTAATATTAATTTGAGGAATAACTGGATATTTATTAAATGGTTCACCATGTATTCTCCATACATAACCAAAAGCAGTTCTTCTTCCATAAATTCCTCTTGTAACTTGTGATATTTTACTATTATTTTTTTCAGTTCCTGTAACAATTAAAGATGCTTCAGATAAACTATTAAATGTATTTAGTAAATTACCTTTTAAATCATATTGATCAACCTTAAATCTTACTTCTTCCAATCTTTCTTTAGTAAATTTATAATTTTTAAGACCGTCTCCACCAGCTGTACTATTTACTAAATTATCATACAATTTAATAGTTTCTATTTCAGCTTTTTTAAGTTCTTCAATTGTTTTAAATTCATTAATTAAATAAATTTCTGGTTTTAAATTTTTATCTAATAAAGATTTAATCCAACAATGTCTATGATTTCTAAATTTTTTATTTTTAAATGCTTGTTTACAAGATGAAATATGTCCTGATAATCTATAAGATAACTTTTGTTTAGTTATTCCTATATATCTAACACCTGTTTCATCATTTAATGAATAAAGTTTATAATTATTATCTTCCATATCTTTGTATAGTTTACAATAAAAAGATAAGTAAAAAATATGAATTATCCAAATATTCCCCGTTTCCATGTAGTTACTAATTACATGTACTCTATTTCTAGATAGTCTCTGCTCCTTCTTATTTTTAAGCTTGGATCAGGATTGCCACCACCATTATGTGCTGAGGTTTCCCTGAGTTAAAGGAATTTAAAGAGGACAGGTATTTTTATCCTCTGTGAACTTTTTCTTTCATTACCATATGAATGCATAATAATACCTGATTTTAAATTAGGTATATTAACACCTTCACTAAGTTGCAATACACAACTTAGTTTAGTGATGACACCATCTTTAAACTTAATAAGATTTTCTTCATTATCAGGATTTTTACTATGGTAGGAATGAGAACAAAGTCTATCAGCTTGAACTTGAGTGTTACAGAATAATATGCATTTATCAGTTTGTTGATTAAATAGTTCTTTAGCATATTGCTCTTTACTAGAATACTCCATTATAGCTTTCATTCTCATAACAGAAGCTATTTGTTTAGATTTACCTGGTCTTGCATCATCCACTCTTTTAGTCCAATAGATGTAATTAGCAACTTCAGAAGTCATAAAACTACCTGTTTTATATGTCACTTCTAATTCTTTATTACTATTAAGACTTAAATAGTGAACATAAATTTTATAATCATTAAGAATATTATCTCCAACAGCATCATCTGTTAAATATTCAAATTTAACTGGGCAGTATTTATTTACCATCCATCCTTTTTCTGAATCTGTATAACGTGGTGGAGTTCCTGTTAATCCTAATATTTTAGAATTAACATTCTTTAAATAATCATCATGACTAAATAAAAGATTGTGACATTCATCTAATATAATAACATCAAAATCAATTGTTTGTTTACTAAGTGACAGATAAGTACTAAATACAACATTTTCTAAAATACCTTCAATATTAAATTTTGTGGCTTCATCTTTCCAACTTTGTATAACAGTTTTTTTGGGAGCTACAATAAGAATTTGAAGTTTCTTATTTTTACTTAAATATTGAAGATATTTTAGATATTGTAAACCAAGATAAGTTTTACCAACACCCATGCTGACTGCTGCCGTTCCTCTTTTATGTTGAAGCATTACATTCAAACAATCACTTTGTACTTCTTCTCTTGTTTTTTTAATCTTCATACTTTATAACTTTATATTTTTTAAGTAATGGTCTAGATTTTACTAATGCTCTTTTTACAGCAGTTTCACAACATCCTAAAACTTTACTTGCTTCAATTAATGTAGGAAATGTATATTCAATATTAGAAAATACATCTATTACTTTAATTTTAATACCATTTGATCTAAAAGTTTTTTCATTATTACATTTTTCATTAGGTCTTAATAAGTAATGTTGTTTATATCTTTTTACTTTAGCTCTTTTGGAACGTAAATTTATAACAGTATTAACAACAGCTTGAGAATGATTAAGACCAGGATAAAGCTCTTCTAATTTTTTACCAGCAGCTCTTTCTGATTCATAATTACCAATACAATTACAATCTGTGTCATAAATAATAACAGGTTTTTTCTTGTCATCATGAGTAGGATACTTAAGAGTACCTAATTTTTTTTGTTCTTTTAGTGTAGCTGATATCTTCATTCTAGACTCTAAAGAAGGTGTATTTCTAATAACTTCAAGAGTAATATTATAATCAGGCTTTAAAGTATTTATATAATTCTGTTCTGCTTGTTGAAGATTTTCATAAAGAGTTTCTTCAATTATAGAGACATTAAAATTAAAAGACCCATGTTTTAAATAACTATTTTGTAGATATTTATTAGCATGGGTGCCTCTTTTAAGTTCAGAATAATGCCTTTTTAATCTATGATATATATTTTTACTACTACCAATATAAATTTTATTATTTACTATATTAGTTATACAATAAATACCACATTTTTTTAAACCAAATGATTTAGGAATATTCATAATTTATTTATTTTATACAATATAAAAATACAACTTTTTATTAAATTTTACAAATAAACCCATACATATTCCTAGTCAAATACTTACAAAATCTTTTGTAAAAAATAATAATGCAATAGGAAGTGCTTGTAGTTGTATATCATCTTTAGTTATTTTAACATCCACCCCATCTTTTGTCTTCTTCATCATTTTTTATTTTTTTATCTTTTTCTTTTGGAATGTATTTAAACAATCTATCAATAAATGGTGATGTTTTACATTCTAATAAATATACACATAATGATATAATTGTTCCAAATAAAAACAAAAAACATGTAAACACAGCTATTGGATTAGGATAATAATATTTATCTAATTTTTGTAAATTTATATATATTTTTCTATTGATTAAAGTTACTATAATATAAGCAACTACCCATAATAATACTGTCATAATTTTATTGTTTTAAATTGATACATCCCGAACCGCTCGAACATAGTAAGTGGCGTTCTTGAGGTCGTAGTCCTGATAGCCATTGTTGAAGTACTGAGACCATGCGCTGAGGTTACCGCTCTCACTTGAACTCCAATAGTAGGCAGCAACAAAACCTCCAATACTATCTTTATTTAGCCACATCAAATGTAACTCCTCCCTTGTAGGAAGTCTCCATCCATCTCCTAAATTTTCACATACTTTCTTAGCATCTTCCCAATTGTGTTGACCTAAATCTTTAGGGTAGACTTCAAACTTGAGTGTTTGCTTTAAGATAATTTGATTAGATTGTTTTTCAATAGGAGTTAAGTTGTACTCTACTCCATCAATTGTTATTGTTTTCATTTGTTATTGTTTTTAACTATTTCTATTAATTTTTTAAGACAAGCAAGTTCTGCTTCTTCGTAAGATTTAAAAAATGCTTTATGTTCAGTGCCCTTATTTTCTCCTGTTACTATCCAACAAAAAGTCAATGTTGCTCCAAGTTCCATAGTTATCCAAGAGTACAATCCATATTTCTCTCTAAAGAATCTAAAGCACTGAGAAAATGTTGGTGCTGTACATATTTGTCCATGATACTGTTCGTGTGATTTACATTGAGTAAGATAAAATGTTTTATCATTATGATATAAACCAAAACAAGGTTCATCAAATCCTAATTCTTTAAGTTCTAATGCTTGTTCGTAAGGGATAAATTCTTTTTCCATAATTATTTATTTTTTAATTGTTTTTTATAAAGTTTCATACCTTCTATAACCCATTGTCTTTTAGAATCTTTACTTACAAATGTTTCATTAAAGTATTGTTCTGCCGTCATATTGCCCTCACTTGTAACACCTGATGCCCAAGAGTTCATTATTTCTTCCTTCTCCATTGCTTTGGCTTGAT